ACTAAGGTGACGGCTACGGGGATAGAAACTGTACGAACAGAGGGCGCTGGCGCTACTAACTGGAGCTTAGATATTTCGACGTTTCCGGCGACGGGCTCTATCAAATACCCTGCGGATGGCAGCACTCCTTTACCTTCTACTGAAACTATTACTATTAAAAGGGTTCTTACGCTAGAGCAGCAGACCGATTTAGATAACCAAGGAGGATACTTTCCTGACGTTCAGGAAACCGCTTTTGATAAGTTGACCATGATTGACTTGCAACAGCAAGATGACCTAGACCGCTCTTTAAAAGTATCAATTACTGAGGGTTCTATTGGGGATATTCCTAGCTCGGTTGATCGTGCTAATAATGTTTTCGCCTTTGACAGTTCAGGAAATCCAAAAGTTGTTACCTCGTCCTCGCTTACGACAGTAGCTGCCAGCATTAACAGAACGGTAGACGTATTTAGTGGCAACGCTTCTACAACTAACTTTACTTTATCCGTTAATCCTGGCCGCGAGGAAAACTGTCAAGTTTTTATCGATGGTGTACACCAAGCTCACTCAACATTTAGTGTATCAAGCACTACTTTAACTTTTTCTACCGCACCGCCGTCAGGCACAAATAATATTGAGGTCGTACATGGTGAGGCGCTGGCAGAATCTGGCCCGACGGGAGCCACCGGAGCGACCGGAGCGGCGGGAGCGCAAGGAATACAAGGTCCGCGAGGCCAGGGCGGTGTAGAATACAATTTTGAAAGCACAACCACAGACGCTGATCAGGGCGTTGGAAAAGTGTTTTTGAATAATGGAACAGTGGCCAGCGCGTCTGTATTATACCTCGACGATGTCGATGCAAATAGTGTCAATCTAAATAGCTATATTGACACATGGGATGATAGCACAACTACATCGTACCGGGGCTCTATACACTTAGTCGAAATTGCAAACCCCACAAACTACGCTATTTTCAGCATTACGGGCGCAGTTACTAGTGCTTCAACTTACAGTAAACTGCCCGTTAGTCACGTAGCCAGTGGTGGGTCTTTTACAGACGGTAATGCAATGAGCGTTCTGTTCGTAAGAACCGGCGATACAGGAAGCGGATTAGCCAGCCTAGCAGACGATTCGAGTCCTCAGCTTGGCGGCGACCTTGATTTAAATTCCAACAATATAGATTTTCCGTCTACGGCTAACATCTCGGATTGCTTAGACGAAGATAATATGGCCAGCAATAGTGCCACAAAATTATGCACCCAGCAGAGCATCAAGGCGTACGCTGACTTAAAGGCGGTAAAAGGCGCAAACTCCGATATTACTAGCTTGTCGGGACTAACTACCGCGTTGTCGGTAGCACAAGGCGGGACCGGCGCAACGAGCCTCACCGATGGCGGGGTGTTGTTAGGCAGCGGAACCGGAGCGGTCACAGCGATGACGGCGCTTGGTGATGGAGCTATTGTTGTCGGTGATGGGTCAACTGATCCGGTTGCTTTGACCGCATTTTCTAGTTCCACTGGCAACTTATTATCCGCAAAAGGCGGCGTAATCGGCAAGCAGACAATCTATGTGCCAGCGGGTGCAATGAGGCCCGAAAGCTCAAACGGTTGTTCCGCGATGACCGATCACGTAACGACTTCGGGCCGTCCTGACATAATGGGCTTGTTATTCGATGGTGCAAGTGATGAACATGCACAATTTTCTGTAGCGTTTCCAAAGGGTTGGAACGCAGGCACGGTTACTTTTCGAGCTTTCAGCGCCGTAACTGATGCCGCTGCGACAGACGGGAGCGACACCGTATCCTGGGGCTTGCAAGGGTTGTCAGTGGCGGATGATGCCTCTATCGACCAAGCCTATGGCACTGCTGTTGTTGTAACGGAAGCCACATCAGGTGCTGTGGAAGATATTGCTGTAAGTGCGGAAAGCGGGGCTGTTACAATAGCGTCTGTGGCCGACGATACGCTAACATTTTTCCGAGTATTTCGAGATGTCAGCGCCGATAATATGACCGAAGACGCGGTGCTTTTGGGCATACAAATTTTCTACACGCTTACGGCGGGAGAGGACAGCTGATGACTAAATGGGTAAAAATTGATAGGACCACAGGCAACGTTTTAAAACGCCGAACAGAGGACAAGTTAGAACGTGTCTTAAATAAATCGGTTGTGTGGATCGAGCTAGAAAAAAAGGATGCGCCCGAATATGACGCCTCAACGCATAAGCTAAATGCAACAGTTGCTCAGCCTGATTTAAGTGATTTGTCAGTGGCCGTGTCCACCGATGCAAAGCGCGTTGAAGGCTATGAAGCGGCGGCTCTAAGCGACTCTGAAATTGTCGCGAGCAAAGATGCACAATATTCATCGCCTATCACTGTCGCTTTCAAACTAGCGATGGACCAAGAGAACCGCATCCGCGCATTAGAAAGTAAAAGTGCGCTTGATGTAGCCGCGTTCCAAAAGCACTTACGAGATAATTTCTAATGCTACAGACCACGCAATTGATCGGGTTTGGCGCGGGTAGTTCTGGCGGCGGCGGTTTCACATTTACGCAGTCGTCTATTGGTGAGTGGGGGGATTCGACCTCCACCCACACATTCAATGGCGCACATATCGAGGGCAAGACTGCGGGGTCAAACAACGGTATCCGCTCTGTGGACACGTTTTCTTCAGATATGGCGTTTGATGTAACTTGGAAAACTGACATTCCCGACAGTCAAGGTGCGGCTGGCGTCTTTAATAATGCCGAACCCACGGCATCGTGGAGCGGTTCCGCCTTAAACGGCAACATGGGCTCGATGGGAACGAACAACGCTTACTGGTGGCAAGCAACATCATCCACTAATTTAAATGTATATAGTGGCGGCACGTTAGATGGCACAGTTGATATGCCCGACGTAAACGATGTTATGAGGATTAGACGCGCAAGTGAGGTTTGGACGCTTGAGTACGATACGGGCGGTGACGGCAACTTTTCGGTTATTCAAACATTTTCCGGGACCAACAGCAGCGCAACTTTTCGGCTGCATGTCTGCATGTATGACGCCGGAGACGATATCAATTCGGTTCAATGGGGCCCAGCGGCTTAGGAGAAAATAATGGCGACCACGAAAGTAACATCTTCGGTAATCGGCGACAACGAAGTCAAGACAGTCAATATTTTAAACGCAAATGTGACTGCGGATAAAATAGCATCAAACGCGGTGACGACTGTCAAGATAAATGACGGTGCTGTGACGGCTGCTAAACTTGGTGCAGGTGCTGTGACGGCTGCTAAACTTGGCGCGGGTATTGTCACTCGTGCCTACGCAGAAAATACGGCCACACAACTAGCGACGACATTGATGGTTTTAGACGATACCATTCCTCAAAAAACCGAGGGTGATGAAATTTTAACAGTTGCGATAACGCGGTTGAGCGCGAGTAGCCGACTCCGCATTCGGGCGCAGTGCCCGTTTTCGGTGAACGGAGCAATCGCCACCATACTCGGACTATTCCAAGACACCACGGCTAATGCACTGGCTGCGGTTGCCACGGCGGTGCAGGGCGACAATCAAATAAACCAGCTCACGCTAGAACATGAAATGGCGTCGGGCTCGACCGGAAGCACAACATTTAAACTTAGGATTGGCCCAGTCAGCAGTGCCAACGTGCGAACGAACGCGCTTAGTAGTGGCAGACAACTCGGTGGTGTTATGAAAACAACGCTGACTGTCGAAGAAATTCTTTAAAGCCTGTATAAGTATCGGAGCTACATATGGAGCTTGATTTTCGTATGCTTTTTTCGTTAGGCACCGCGCTCTGTACAGTCGTGGCGTCCATGGTGGTGGTCCGGCAGAAAGTCGCTGAGATTGAAAAAGGAATAGAAGTTTTAGTTAAAAAGGTTGCCTCGCTTGACGCTGGTTTAGACGCAAACAACATGACAACTGAGAACATAAGAAAAGCTACTGATGTACTTCGGGAAATTAATTCTCCAGAGCAATTGAGGAGAGCAACACGGGAGACTGAGAACCACGCAGTTCGTTTATCTACACTAGAGGTGCAAACCCTTCCATCTCTGCAAGATCGAGTTAAGAAATTAGAACACATCCACAACGGGAAACACCCGGCTATCTAACTGTGTAAGGAATTAAGATGAAAAAGATTTTATGCCATTGCGAAGATGGAATTATCAGCAAATTAATTGAGTATCGTGAGAAGCACGGTAAGTGTGCTCTGGCCGTAGTGTCGGCATTCGGGGCTGCGTTTGTTCTCGGGTGCGTTGCTGGCTATATGATAGGTGCTTGATGTTTACTCTTATTGGGTCCGCGCTTGGCTTTGCCACAAGTTTTCTACCAAAAGTCATGGACTATTTTCAAAAGAAAGCAGACAACGCCCACGAGCTAAAGATGTTGGAGGCGACGGCGGAAAACAAACGAGAGGAAATGTCGCTCGACGCAGAAATTCGCGAAGTAGAAACAATACATGAGCATGACTCGAAGATTAGCGGAGGTAAATTTATCGATGGTCTCCGCGCTAGCGTAAGGCCAGTTATAACTTATCTGTTCGTAGCTCTGTTTATCTTCGTAGAAGTCAGCGCTTATATCATTATGCTTAATCAAGGAATAAGCGTACTCGAAGCTTCTCAGGTGGTTTGGAGCGCAGAGATCAATGGCTTGTTTGCTGCTATCATTTCCTTTTGGTTCGGAGGCAGAACGTTCGGAAAAAAATAGAGTACCATCCTCACCCCCCGATTACTTTAGTCGGTTGAGGTTTATCAAGCAGCAGCTTTTGTAAATTGATTATTGTGCTTTCTAGCATGTTTATTCTTTCATTCAGAGCATCTATGTGCCCTTTGTTTTCTTTAACTCTCGAAAGATTAGTGTAAATTGTTTTCGAGTACTCTTTAGCTTTTAAGGAGTGGCTGTTAATTACCTTAGAGTTTTCTTTAACTTGCGATAGGTTACTGCCGATTATCTTTGAGTGCTTCTCCAACTGCTCTTCATGCGCCGTATCATTGACATAACCTTTAGCGCCAACAATTGCGCCTCCAGCTAAGAGCATTGGCGCACACCCATTAACCGTCATAGCTAGCAACGTCAAAAGAAATATATGCACTGGTCTAAATTTTTTCATTTCTCTAATCCTTATTTTCTGTGCTATCGATAGGACCCATATAGGGGCTAAACACATCTTTGCCTACTAGCCCTTCATATTTTGGGTATGGTACATTAGATATTCCTGACAATCCACTAGCTATCTGCTGCAACAACAGCAAGGCACGATCTTTACTTATGTCTATCTTCACAGGGCTCATGCCCTCCCGGTAAACTGATAGCTTCATTTTACCCTCGTGGGAAGTTACGATAGCCAGTGGGGCGTACTCTGATGCGTCCATTATTCACAATTCCTTCGTCCGGTAGCTAGGTCAATCTCACATGAAGAGTCTTCGCTAGGTGTGGTAGCTTTCATAATGCCCATGCGTTTGCCTGCAGCTCTAAAGGTGGTGCAGCCTTTAGCTCCGCCTCTCCAAGCTCGGAAGTACACCTCCTGAAAATCATCCCAGGAAACATCGTCTCCGATATTGCATGTCTTACTGACGGCACTGTCCACAAGCTCTGAAGCTTTCAAGAATACGGCGAGGTGCTCATCGACAGTCACCTCTGCAGTCGTCTTACCTTTTACGCCCCACTCGGACACTGCGTAATCAGTCAGGTCTACAGTGATTGGCCCGTCTAATGTTTGAACCACACGTTGTACCGAATGGGAGTATACCGGCTCTACTCCAGAAGACACATTGTCAGCGCACAGACTTATCGTACCAGTGGGTGCAATAGATGTTAAGTGAGAGTTACGAATACCATGCTTTCGGATAGCAGCCCTGACTTGCTCAGGCAATGTCTTGATGAAAGCTCCCGCTAGATACTTCTTCTTATCCAGTAGAGGGAAGGAGCCTTTCTCCTTGGCTAGTAGCGCACTAGACATATACAGCTCGTCTCGGATCAGGCGCATAATCTTATCTTGCATTGAGACGAACTCTTCAGAACCATAAGGGTGTTCTAAGATTTCTAGCGCGTTAGCTAAACCTGTTACGCCTATACCAATTCGGCGCTTGCTTTTAGCTTCATCCCGTTGATCGTCCATGGGGTACTCTGACCGATCAATCACGTTATCTATAGCTCTTAGTACATGAGGTATATCATCCTTCAACCACTTGAACATGAACTTAGGTACGCCAGTCCGGTCTATCTGCACATACTTAGGAAGATTAAATGATCCTAATAGACATGCTCCGTAAGGAGGTAACGGCTGCTCACCGCATGGGTTAGTGGCCTCGATAGTCTCGCAGTAGTACAGATTATTCATTCTGTTAATAGCGTCTATGAACAGCACTCCTGGCTCGGCCCAATCCCATGTTCCTCGCATGATCTGTTCCCATATAGCTTTGGCCCGTACGGTCTTGTAGACCCTGCCGCCCCAGACTAACTCGAAATCATCGTCGCGTAGCACCGCTTCCATGAACTCGTCAGTAACGCCCACCGATATATTAAACCCAGTAAGCTCATTTGTGTTTCTCTTACAGTGTATGAACTCTTCGATATCAGGATGGTCTACGCGCAACACCGCCATCTGTGCGCCACGCCTATTACCTGACGAAGCGGTGCAATGGCACACCGAGTCAAATATCTTCATAAAGCTGACGGGACCGCTAGAGGCAGACTGCAACGTAGAGATAACGTCACCCCGAGGGCGTAGTCTGGAAAAGTCATAGCCTACTCCTCCACCCATACGCATAGTCTGCGCTGCTTCCGTAGCCCGTTGCATGATACCATCTCGGCCAACAAAATTGTCTTGAATATTCCCCATAACAAAACAATTAAAAGCAGTCACTCGTTTAGCTGCACCCATGGCCGCTTGTACTCTGCCGGGTGGGAGAAACCGCATCTCTAATAGCGTCTCGCGAAACTTATGGTAATGGTCTTCCCCGTCTTTTACCGCCCCCGCGATACGGCTCATAGCTTCTCCGAAGTCTTCATTAGGGCCACGGTATTTGTCGGCGTGAGTTTGTTGGCTGAATAACTCAGTCGGCCCGGTCATGTTTCTAATCATTTACTTTCCTCTTCTAATCGCTGCGGGTTAAAGATGTGACGCTCTACCTCTCCGAGGTTCTTATGGTATACTATGGATAACATTTGTCTTCGGTCCCGGTATCCTTTATGGCTAGCGTAGGCATCGCCGGGGGCTAGGATGCGGAAACTCTCGATCTCAGTACCGTGAACTTCCGTTACTTCTTTGTGGTGGATGTGGCCAGTAAGCCAGAAACGAAACTCAGAGTTACCCCAGTCTTCCGGCCTGTCAGCCGCCATCACCATTGGTAGGTCTTTAGGTTTACGGCCATGCCCGTGGTGAGACCCGATCAGTACTTTACCGAACCGGTAGTAGTGATAGTGCGCTGGGGAGGTATCGATAGTAATTCTAGGCTCATTCTCGTACACGTTACTTAGGCACTCCATCATCATAATCGAGCTGGACATATCATGGTTTCCTATCTCCACGATGATATGCAATTTCTTGTGGTGTTGTAAAGCCTTTTCGATCATGTAACGCATGGACTTGATGGCTGACCTGACCATCTTTGGAAACCTTCCGTCAGCGTCCAATGAGTTACGGGATGTTGGAGTTTCTGGAACCATACTATCGTAGTGCATGAAGTCGCCCAGGAATACAATCAACCCCTGTTCACTCGGAGGAGACACAGAGATGAGGTAGTCAGTAGCTTTATAGAGCAGGTTCTCAGCTATGGCGATATCATAGTTCTCTTCCAAAGTTTCTTCAGCCCAGGCTAGCATTCCAAGGTGATGGTCGCCTACAGGGTAGGTCGTCATTATATCTGAAGTTGCATGTTGCGGAGCCGGTGTTGGTTTAGCTCGGGGCAAGTCAGAAGCGAAGCCTTTAATAACTTCGGTCATCATTTCTTCTTGCCGCTCGCGGTCCTCTATACCACTCACCCACTGGCCACTGATCTCTCCGTCTTTATCGTAGTAGGTTGAAGCTTTCTTCAGTTTCAACCCAGCGGGTAGAGGATGCGTCAGCCCAAAGTCCGGGGCGTCAGCTTGCTGTGTGGCCTTCCTTGCCACTCTTTCAACGGCGCTTCGTATAGTAGACTTAGACACTCCCAACGCCTCCGCTGCTTTACGTTCGCTGCCGTGTGCGTCAATCGCTTGTAAGTATTCTAACTGCTTGGGGGTAGCGTACTCCCTTAGATTACTCATGTTGTTATCCCCTCTCTTGTTTCTAGTCCGTAGGTAGCGATGAGCGCTGCTTCCGCTATTCCCTCGTTCGGTTGCCCACCTCTAGGCCCCGTCGGCCAATGGTCATCTCCGTACAATTCGGTAGCTTTCTCTACACTAGCATTTTTATCACTACCCTTCAAGCCGAAATGTTTCTTCCAAACTCGTGGCTCGACGTATGTTACCTGACACCTAGACATTTCGATAGCTGCTTCAATCGCGCCGAAAGTTCTACCGAATTGAAAAGTAGAGGATACACCTTGTCTCGGCATGGCGTGTACGTTCTCCAAGTAAACCATGTCCGTCGCCCATCCTTCACCTTCCCCTCCCCGCAGAATACGAGAAAGGGCGCATACGTCTACCGTAGGCTTTCGGCCTTTGACTACGTCCTTCATTGGCATAGCTGTCGCTATAAATATGTCTGTATCTGTCATGGCTTTATTATAAGGGATGATACAAGCTACCCCACCTTTTGCGCCTGGGTCTATTCCTATAATCATTTTCTGTACCTCTTTCCTATCCAGGGTGTGTCTACCTTTATCGGCCATCCGTTGGCCCAGTCAGGTAAGGGGCCGTTCATCAAATGGCGAAACTCTTCTACATTTCCGAAGCCTTCAGGTATCTCCGCGACGATCTCATCGTATACCGAGAGGATGGTAGGATACCCCGCCTCTTCAGCTCTTAGTATCGCCGGTACTAAAATCTCCCTACTGACGGCTTGGCAAACGTTCTCAGTCAACTTACCTCCGTAGGTCCATACTCGTTTCCACTGCCCTTCCTTCTGGCTCATGTATGATAGAGCAGGTATCCTCGCATGTTTGCACGTACCGTCACGGCACTTCTCGTCTTCCTCCGGCACACACCAACGTGGCCGAACTAATCGAACTTGCGGATCATAGTACCATACGCGCTTCTGATTAGGCAGTACCATCGTCAGCCAGTTATCTACCATCTCGAATTTAATAACACCGGCCTCACTGTGAATGCCACGTGTCGCGTCGATAGCTGCCCGTTGCATATCTGCCCAGAACTTAACAATCATAGGATGCTCCGCCCTCCAGGCTTTACATATCTCTATGATACGCTCGTCGCTATGTCGGCCTGAGTTATCGAACTTCAGCCATGCGCCAAGCGCTCCCTGATACCCAAAGGCTAGCTCTCCCGTCTTACCATCCTGTCGCTCCGCAGGGTGAGTGTCCTTACTGACAGTGCCTGCAGGAAGATTGTATATCTTGTCGGCCATAGTCTCATATATCTTTACGCCCTCGCGAAACGCATCGATCTTCCACTGTTCCCCCGCGAGGCACACTAGAATAACGGCTTCAATAGATGTGAAGTCCCCCGCTATCAAATTGTGGCCGGGACGCGCCATGACCCAGTGACGAGACGCTTTGCCGATAGCGTCCATAGCGTCACCGTATGTCATGTCCAGGTATGCAGCGTCACCGTACCCTATGTCTCTTACCAACTGCTCAGGTTCTACACCTTCAAAACCACGGCTAAGGTTGAGTGGCTGAAAACCTGAGCCGGTCCACCTACCAGTTGCAGTGCCGTGGTAAACAGTCTGAAATTTAGCAGTGCCGTCCTTGCCGATCTGCCTCACCATGGCATCTAACTTCTTGGTGCTAGCTTTACTGATAGCTGTTCGTATCTCTAACGCTCTGCGGCAGGGTCCTTGAGGAACCTCGTCCCCTTCGAGTATCTCCTTAAGATACGCAGCCTGCATATTATCAAGCTCTAGCCCTTGGCTGGCAAACCATTCTTTAGCTACTGCAGTCTGCGAGGGGGCGCATCCGGTAAGCTCGATGAACTCCTTGGTCAGTTCAGCAGCTCTCTGCTCTACGACGGTCGAGGCTTTAGATATACCGGATATGTCCAGGTATAGTCCTCGCATATTAATACGTTGGTCTAGTTGAAAGATAGGTAGCTCTTTATCCGGTAGGTCTCCCAAGAAATCGGAGACGCTCTGCTCTATCTTAACGTCCTGAATACAGTACTCTACAAAAGTCTTGAAGTCTTCTTCAGGTATCTGTTCTTTAGAAGTCTTCAGGAATAACTTGGAGTATTTAGATATCAGTCTGCCTCCAGCGGCATCCTTATTCTCAAACCCCAGGACACGCGCTAGGTTAGCTAATCCTCCGGGGAGAGCATAGTACCGGGCGACAGCCATAGTATCGCGCCACTGTTGGTCCTCCGGCATGACCCATCCATATTTGGGCTTCAGTACGTTACTCCATATGGAGCGCTCGAATGCTACGTTATGCGCTTCTACTTCATGGCCTGATAATATAGCCTGAAGTAAATCAAATGGCATGGTATCACGTGATCCCTTATAGTCTTTTCCGGGCCACCATGTTTGAATAGGCGCACGATCAATACCGTAAGCCACACATATTATATCTGTTGTTGGGTCTTCTGAGTAAGCCCACGACCCTACCTTGGGTAGGTCAGCGTGTGACTTAGTCTCGAAGTCGATAGTTATCATGTCATGTTCGAGTGGATGGCCTGTAGTTCAGCGATTAGCTGACCGAGGTCATCGCGGTTGAAACGCAACTGGTAGTATCTGTCACAAATATTATCGAAGAACAAAGTAGCTGCATCCGAGGATAGTTCCACTTGCATCCCTCCGTCCATCTCTAATTGGTCTAGCATATTCATAGCTATCTCCTTCTAGGGGGTAATCCCATTTTGGCTTGGAGATTTTTTCCCTCACCATTAGCTCGTTGCCTTCTCGTTGGTGCGTTTGGTTTATTGACCTGCATTCCTGCCCAAACTCCAACGAAATATGATACGATTATAAAACAAAAGAATATTATACCTACCATGCTCATTTAATTTCTACCTGTAAACGCTACGCTACGCTAGCCAAAGGCACGGGGGCGTCACTATCTTTGGCTTTCCATTTTCCGCAATAAGCATCCGGCTGCGTACCTGGAAAACCTGACTGCTTAATTACTCTCGGAGGAGAAGTAGGCAGTGGCCCAGGTGTGCTCATCATACTCCACGTAGGAGGGTTAAACCGACACTCCCATGCCCCTGTGTTCTCCGCCGAAAACCGACACTCTCTACAGCTACTCATAACGTACCTCGCATTGTCCGTAGTCGGGGGCGAGACAATTCCCGCCCCCGCCAACTTTAGTCTAGCCCACGCGCTCTGCGCGGTTCACTGGTGCATCGCCTTGCTCACGCCCTACCGGCTTAAACAAGGTACTGTGATCCCGAGGGGCAGTTAACGGGTCTCCGTCAGCTACCTTCTGGACCGCAGATAGGTACAACGTCAGCCCGTTGTTACCAGTGCTCTCGTCGGTATAGCTGCCTATGACTACCGCAGCCTGAGCGTAACAGCCGCGATAGAACTCGTCGCCATTCGCAATACCGATCTCGGTCTCGGCGTCCATGTCGTACACCGCAACTCCTCCTGGGCCATCTTCGCCATGCTTATTGAAGATAGTGTTGGCCCGGATAACTTCCTTACCAGCATAGGCATCTCCAGGTTTCCCCTTCGCTTCCCTCTTCTTGGCAAAGATGTTACCGTCTTTGATAGGAACTACTAGGCCGCTGTCTTTATCGTCAGCTCCCTTGCCCCATTTCTCTACTGCAAAGTCGAGCAGTTCTTCATAAAATTTGTCGAGTGCCTTCGGCTCGAATGCTAACTCGATCTTATAAGAAGGCGTGGCCTTGTCGTTAAATTGATCCTTTACGAAAAGTGAATGATTGATAACCCGCCCCTTTGGGAGTAGGTGTACTTTAGCTGGTTGCTTGCCTTTGGGCATTTTGATATCCTTCGTTTGCTATTTAACAGGTTTAAACAATGACTTAACATCAGTGTTCTGAGCCTTGCGGCCATCCTTCACTGATCCGATAGTTAAGCCAGCTTCTGGTTTAAATGCCCACCGTTCTGTCAACTCCTTTCCTCCCGGTAGCGCATCGATTTGACTGGGTGACTTTAGCTTCGGCTCGGTAAAAGCTTTGTCACCTAACACCGCCTCAATAACTTCGACGGCGTCCTCCTTCCACACCCGGTTAGCCCTTGTCCTGACTAACTTGTGGCCCGGAACTTCCTTACCCGCTTGCATCCTATCGAAAGCGGTTTTACTCGCAGCCTTAGCCACGATCTTAGCTGTATCAAATAGTTCGAGGAACCGCGCTACCTCCGCGCTGGTCAGTTCTTTAGCTCCTCCTTCGTCTGTCGCTTTATTCATTAGTCGCTCCAACTCGTTCATGTCATCGTTAAGCGCAGGGCATGAGTGGCTACGCACAGGGCAAAACCGACAGTGAGGCCCAGACTTGGTTTCTCGTGATACTTCCGCAGTTTCCATGGCGGGTATCAGTACGTCCTGAGACCACTCTCGCAGCTCCTCTACAGTCGTAGTCCACTGCCGAATAGGGCCAGACCAGTGGTATCCCCTGGGCTGTACTATACCTATAGTGATCTCGTCTACCTGATCCCACAAGCTGAGGGTAGTTAGGACGCCTATAGCGTAGTACTTGCCTTGCGGATTGTCGTCAGCTTCGACTATAACTCCAGCCCCGTGTTTGTAATCATCTACATAAAGATGGCGTTCAGGCTCATCGACGAATACGTTGTCGGCAGTTCCGTAGAACAACGGGTGTATATCAGGGCAGTGGAAGGACCGCTCCACAAACCAATTACTTTGGTTTCGATCAGGGTAGCTCCGAACATGATTAAGATAAGTTTGTACCGAATCCGCCATATCCTTTGACACTGGCTTTGACCACCCACCCATGAATGTTCCTACTCGCTCCCATGCGTCCTCCCCCGTCGCGAGACAACTGTCGGCCAAGTAGTGGGCGGCTGTGCCCTCCGCAGCGAAGGGGCTCTCATCGTCCTTTATACCCTTCGATAGCTGTACGCTGCCAGGGCACACCATCCAGCGGTATGCACCGCTAGCCCCAAAAGGAGAATGTTCAGGGAGATTAGTCACTACTTAGACGCCCTTGCTATAGATGCGTCCAGGCTCTCAACAAAGTATATGCGGTCTCTGCCTTTTAGTTCCCCCACGTACCCAACATTAAATTTATCTAGTACCTCTTTTACTTCAGCCGGAGACAATTTATTAGCCGCTTCACTAGCAGCTTTCGTTAGGTCTTCGTCAGTGTACCCTAAAGTAGCTTCTTCATTATCTTTGCCACTCTGGTTTCCTTCTTCGGCTCCTTGTATATCAGGTGCCTCGCTCTCATCACTTGATCTTCCTGCACGACAAGGAGGTATTCGACCTCGCCTTGGCAATTCATCATCACTATTTCGCCCGACGCCATCTTCACTTGAGCTGCTTCGCCCTCTCTTATGTGGTTCTTCCTTCTCATTTCCTTGAGTTTGTTCGCTGTCGCGACCGCGTCTTGATGCTCTCTCAGTATCTCCAAGTGTGTCTTGAACATTACCCTCTCCATCAAAGCTGGTTATAAAGAGTTTGGCTTCCTCTATGACTTCCTGTAGTGATCCGCTAAACTGTACCTTCATTGGAATTTCCCCCTTCCGTTGTGGGTGTATAAAATCATTATGGAATTTAGCTCAAATTTTGTCAAGCGCTTTATGGATATTTATATCTTTAGATATCGCGGTGCTTAAAATCTTCTCGTCCAAGCTCCCCGCTACCACAGGAACGTGGCCTATAGTGTGATCTCCTTGCTGCCCAAATCTATTGATCCGGTCTAGCATCTGATCGTTCTTACCAGGAACCCAATCAGCTTCAGCCATGACTAAGTCTTGAGCTTCGGTAAGTGTCCATCCTTCCCCTAGTGGTATCATCTGACCAAGTATAATAGTGATGTCTGGGTCCTTTTGAAAAGCGTCCACGGCTTCCTGCTTCTTCGACGCTGAAGTAGAGCCATCCATGTAGACAAGACCAAAAGATTTTAGGCGTCCTCGTAGGTAGTGTAGCACTGTCTTGTGCCAAGCCGACACGACAACCTTAGTCACCCCCGAACCTATGAGGTCTTTAATAAACTCCACGACTGCGGGGGCTTTGGCCTCGCCTAACTCTCTACGTGCGGTAGCTACTGCCCCATCGATGGGCACACCGTTGTCGAAGGCGTCGGGGTCTAAGTCATACAGCTTCTCCGCTTCCTCCCAACCTGGATGGGCTAACGCTTTCTTGATACCAGCGGTCATCTCTAGAGGGAATGGATGCCACTGCTTCGGTGGCAGCTCCGAGAGCACCTGTTCTTTAAGGCGTCGAACCATTATGTTGCCTCGTAAGATGCGTTGCAGCTCGGCTAAGTTTGTTGGTACGTTGCGGACTTGCTCTGACCACTGCAATTTATATTGGGCTACGCCGGTAGCAGGGTTGACAACGCGACGGCGTACAAAACCCGTGCCCATCTCATAGAACTCTCGTCGGAATGCTTCGAGGCTCATGTTACCTATGGCCGAGTGGTCTAACAACCGTATAGCATTGTAGCACTCGATAGGCTGGTTAGGTAGGATAGTGCCGCTCAGTAAAGTGAACCGGCCAGTTACATCCGCTAGGCCGCGCTGGTACTCTTTACCCCTGACCCACCCGCAGACTGCTTTAGTCCTGGTGTTCCCCTTCGGGTCCTTTAGCGCGTGGGCTTCGTCTAGTATCACGTGATCCCACCGCAAATCTAGCAGCGCCCGTAAGATATTTTTGTTGGCCAGCAGGGCGTATGATATGATTACGAATTTATGCTCGGAGGAGATACCGTCTTGCGACTTTAATACGGGGTAGGTGCTAGGAGTAGGCAGTGTCGATACAGTTTCTATCTCGCGCTGCCAGTTCAGGCGGAGCGATGCGGGGCATACAACCAAGGTGCGCTCCGCTCTTATCGCGTTACCCACCATGATACCCTGTGCCGTCTTACCTACTCCCGGTGCATCACCTATTAACCCGTGGTCTCGCCCCAGCACATACTCCACTCCAGCGTGTTGGTACTCTCGTGGAGTAAAGTTGCCGGGGTGAGGAGCGCGATAGAACTCGGGCTCAATCGCACGGCTCCTCTCTACACGATAGCTTGACCCCATCAGTGTACCATTTGCTTAACTTGAGCCGACAGCAAACCTACTTTAGCCCTCAACTCGTCAAATTCGTAACGAGAAACTTTACTGTCCACCGCTCTGTTGTTATCGTTTATTCGGTCATGCAGTTCTCGTAACTCTCTATCCAAGTTCCCAATCCACTCGTCCCCCTCCTTACTCATTCTCGCCCCTCACTTTACGTTTGATGTCCTCATACTCAAAGGTCATAAAGGTGGTAACGAGAGCAAGCCCCGCCACCATGAGGACGGCAGGCACCCATATAGGAGAGGTCACTACCCACCACGACCAGTCAACAACCCCTATGAGTTTGAGAGCTGCTAGCGTCACCGAAGATATCATGGAGAATACCAGACCATAGTTCTGTGCTCTATGCCTCATCGCGCTTGCGCCTTGAGAAACTCAGGAACAGCCGCCATCTCAGTCGTCTCCTGATTGTCTGCGTCTTGGGCAGCCTCCACCCACTCGCTAATTTCTAAACGAGTGCCTGGACCCGCCGCATACCATAGCTTTTTGAAGTCTTCCAGAGTAGGAGGTGTGCTGCTACGTTCTTTAGAAGCACGAGCTGCCTTAGCTTCAGCAACGGTGACTACGGCTAGCCCGTAATCGGACGCTTTGGACTGTATTAGATTGGCGGCAGGCTCATCGCCCATCGCGTGTAACGCCTTCTCTACACGAGCCACTGGCGTTTCGGGGGGAGTGTCGTTCTTGGGCTTAGGTTGCCCTGTTTGCTTGGCGACTTTCTCTGCCTCAATTTTCTTTCTCGCTCTAAGTCTGCGGTTCGCGAGGGCGTTTCTCTCACGTGCTTCTTGCAGCGCTCTCTCGGGATTATCGGCCTTACCGATTGCCAGCATTTTACGGATAGTTTCGGGTTTCTGGTTGATATTCTCATCAGCCCAATCCTTAAATTTTACTTTACCTTTTTTGCAGGTCTCTTCTGCATCTTTTAAACGCAGTACTACTGCCAAACGGTGGTCCCAAGCATCGTCATCTGATTTCTCGGCCTTGCCTAACCTGTAATTTATTTCTTTAGCGATAGGCTTAAGCGCTCGGTAGGTGGTGGACTGGCCGCCTTTGGCATTAGCTTCGGATGTCTTAGGTTTGATAATTCGTCTTGCCATCATGTACTCCTTCTAGCCTTCCCCGGCTACTGATGAATGTTAGTGGTAAAATATTATAAGCACATTTTTCACGATCTGTCAAATCAGTTAATTTTCAACTCATTAGCCAGCGCTAGCTTTGCATCGTGCTTTTGCACAAAGAATGTGGGGGCCTGTCGTTTGGCCCACTTTGCAAACTTTGACTTCTCCAGAATGTAGTAATTTTGGTAAGCGAGTACGGTATCCTCACCTTTGCAATAATCGGGCATACACTGCGGCGGGTCCGTAAACTCATCATTCCCTACATAGAACGGAGCATCGCACAAGGCATCTATTAATCTGCCTGAAGCATGGTGCTTGCCATAACGGTATGTGTATTCGTCCGTCAAGGCACACATATGCCTCCATAGCCAATCATAATTATCCTCTGATGCTCGAACCCAAACGCTACTCGGGTGGTTCTTGTGGGCCATCTTATACAGCCCCATTCTATCGGCGTATTCATCCCCGTCGCAAACACGATGCGCGGTGCATAGCATCTGGGCGCTTTCTAGTATCATCTTAACTACGTGCTTATTACATTGCATCTGCGCGGCAATATTAGGGTCGCGGTCCAGGTAAAAAATATTCATTACTCGCACTCACTCTTTGCGGCACCACAATGTACACATTCATTCCAGCCAAGAGCCTCGCCAACTTTGACACCCGTATCTACTTCAAAATTATGTGCCATCTCATCAAACAGGCCGCTAACTTCTTTCGCTATATCCTGACTGTCTAACGCATCGAATAATCTTTCGTAGATATATAAGACATCAACTCTTGAGTTCCATTCGTCCATCTTATCTTCTCCTATGTTTTGTAAACTATCGTCGCTACCATAAAAACATTTCATATTGAGAGGCACTGTGCTTCCTTGGAGTAACTCCGACCCCCACTTGTATAATAACGTAGACCAATGTAGACATATCATCAGTCATCAGGATGGCTTCCTCTAATTCTGGTGGTAGTCCAAGAGACCAGACCTCCAACTGAGCGCCGGAGGCGTCGGTAAATCGCATAACCTTTTTAACTAGCTCCACTGGTACTGGAATACCTAGAGAAAAACAGAGGTTCTGCTCTATCGTTTCTTTAACTACGCGATTGCTGGCTTTCAGACTGCCGTCCTCCATAACTACTTTAACTATCTCAACTATTCCTACGTCTTCGCAAAAGAAATCGGCGGGAACTTCTGCACCAGCTTCGGGTCTGTAAAAGTCCTGACTATGCGCTGCTCCAGCGGCTAAGATCATGGCCGCTCCCGCAATGCCAGCTCTTAGTCTATCGATTTTCATAACAGCTCCTTAATTTTTTAAAGTCTTTTAAAGGATGGCACAGAACGACAAGCATGGCAAGATAATAATTTTATTTGACAAGATGTGGAAAAAAGCTCATTATAAATATGTCTCGAAACAACGCATGATAGGGGAACTTTCATGGCTGACAACGCATCACGTGATACCACTACGGTATCGATGAAGAAAGCGGCACTGGCGTATGCCGCTAAAGGATGGCCGGTATTTCCGGTCAAGTACGACAAGACGCCCTACACTAAAAATGGTGTGCATGACGCTACCACAATCAAAGATCAAGTGGAAGCTATGTGGACCGAACATCCTAACGCCAATATAGGAATGAACGTAGGCGCTGCCGGTATGATGGCGGCAGACATGGACCCCGGCCACGACTTCGAGGAGTTTCAAGCGAGTGCCGATAGCGATTTAAAGACCGCATTGCAGACACGCACTCCTCGCGGCGGCAGGCATTTATTCTTTGAGTTGAAAGAGGGAGAGATCGTAGCACCGTCAGCCTCCAAGGTGGGTGAGCATATCGATATTCGTAGTTTTAATAGTTACGTCTTGCTTCCTCCGTCTTCTACAAAGCACGGCAGTTATGACTGGATAGAGCACGAGAACCCAGCCTATCGCCCAGACGGATTATTGAGCCTTTGCACAAAGGCTAGGCAGAAGTCCCCCGACCGAGACAAGTGGATCATCGAAGCCGATCTACCGGAGAACGTTAATCGGGCCATTGCGTGGTTAAAGTCAGAGGCTAAGGTAGCCATCGAAGGACACGGCGGCGACGAACTGGCGTACCAGACTGCAGCCATGATGAAATCGTATGGTATTTCCCGCGAGACTGCGGTAGAGATAATGTGGGACCACTGGAACCCTCGCTGTGTGCCGCCGTGGGACGCAGGCGAGTGGGAGCATTTCGATAAGAAGGTGGAGAACGGGTATTCGTACAACACCAGCGAACCCGGCAACATGACCCACGCTTTTAAGGTTGCGAAGCAGCGCGAGTTGTTCAAACCTGTCGAGACAAGCCAAGGCGAATGGACTTCGGGCAAGTATCGTGTTGTCAATTCTGCAGGCATGGCGAATATAAGTCCCCCGCAGTGGATCATTCCCGATTTTCTACCAGAACAAGCCCAGGCTATGCTGTTCGGCCCTAAGAGCACGTTTAAGACCTTTGTCGCTCTCGATATAGCATTGAGTATCGCAAGCGGTAGCTTTGGCGGTGCGTCAGGGCGTAAGCTATGGCCGGAGATAAAGAGCCCCGGCCCGGTTTTGTTCTGCGCTGGTGAGGGTAGGTCTAACATCAAGCTAAGAAAGCAAGCATGGGAGGAGGTTCACAACAACGGCATAGTCGTGAAGGATTTCTATCTGGCTGATCCGGTTCCGCTGGTATCTGAACCTCTCGAAATATTTATAGAGACCATGCTCATGCCGAGGCCGGAAGGATACAAGCTCGTGGTCATCGATACCGTAGGCAGGGCCATGCAAGGGCTGAATGAGAACACACAGGAACATGCCAGCTCCTTCACACGCATGATAGAAACGTTGAAGCGTGACGTAGCCGACAGCGTGTTGGTGTTGCATCATACCGGTCATGGTGATCAGGACCACGCTAGAGGCAGTAGTGTGTTTGGTGCGGATACCGATGTCGAGATAAAGCTAGAGCGAACAGGTAGAGAG